TACGGTTGCACGATATGTTGCGGTTGCAGTAGTCGAACTAACAGCGGTAACACTTATTGCTCCAGTAGTTGCATTTATACTACTGGTCATTCCAGTTTCGCTAACCTTGCTGTACGCAACTCCACTGGTTAGTATTTCTGTTCCACGAACTACCAAAAATTGACTTGATATTGGCAGCTGTCCACTGTAAATAGTACCGTCGGACTGTGCTTGTATAGTCTGATTTTCGTTGGTCAAACCACCAATATAGCTGTCATCGCCTTCGGCTATGCTGTATACACTCAGTTCATCATAGGTGGTAACACCGCCTGTTCCAGTTACTACACACTTTATTAGCTTAGATGCAGTTGGACTAAATTGAGATACTACAAAAGTAGAGTTTGTTTGGCCGGACTGCAGTGTATTGTCTACATACCACGCATAAGTTGCACTAGGAACATTTATTACATTGGCTGTAATAGTAATAGTTGCTGGCGTTATGGTTCCGGTATTTTTCTGCTTTATAAACGCAGCTTTGTCAGCAGTTAAGTTTACAACTGGTGCATTAGACCCGGGAACTCCTTGAACACCTTGCTTACTTTTGCTAAAACTTTGTGTAACTACTCGCGTACCAGCAATACCTGCTTTAGTCTTGTAACTAATAGTATACTCTATAGTAGCAGTATCTTGCGTCATATTATTGTGTTGATCATACACAATACTATACGGATTTATAGTTGGAGTAGTGTCCGGAGTTATACCGGTACTATTAATATTAGTAATAGTCCAGCTGCCTGCGGAGTATGGACTGCTGTTATCTACTGGCAGCTTTGCTGAGCCTTCGTATACTTCAATGCCAGTACCAGTGTCAACATACTCTGTAGGGTCTATAGCACCTGCTGAATCTGCTTGCAGTTGAACTACTGGATTTGATATGTCTACTACAATAGCGTCGCTGCCATTATTTAATCGCCATACCGTATCACTGTCACTTACAGAACCAAGTGTAGCAGTTACTAAAGCATACGCAATGTCATTGCTAATATGAAATTGTGCATTTGTAATAGTGATTACATTGTTGCTTTGTGTAAAAGCAACGTTGCCTATAACTGTATTATCTGCCTTGTAGCCAACAACTGTAAAGTTGGGCGTGCCAGTTAAGTTTGTAAGTGTGGCCGTGTACACTATTTGAGGAATTTTACTCAAAGTAGCGTTAACGTCATCGTATACAAAGTTATTGGGCACTGACGTAAGTTTTAATTGTGGCGCATCTTGACCAATGCCGTCTACAATTTCCCAGTCCCGTAAAACCTCTACGCCGTCATATATAGCCTTAAAAGTAACCTTTGCAGTTCTTGCAGTGCCTGTCCAGCCGGTCGCAGTAAATACACCAGTAGTACTATTGATACTTGCTATGAGTCCATTTGTAGCACTGTTTGCGACCACACTGTACACCGGACCTTTAGGGTCAGCAGGAGTATTTGCACCTCCTGCTGTTACCTCAGTACTGTAGTTCCACACTCTAAAAGTGCCTGTTGCATAGCTCCAGTCAGGAGTGTTAGCATTTTGACTACGCAGCAAATAGTGTGGATCGTTAGTTAATTCGCCATAAACTCTTGTTAACTCGTCATATGTTTTAGCAGACAACTCGTTAGAAATAGTGTAAACACTAGGATCTATTTTACTAATAAAAGCATAACGAACATAATACAGTGTATTTGTTTGTAAGTTATCAATAGTTACAGACGAGCCTACTCCATACTCAATTGGAGTAATATTTTGCGGATTAAATCCTTGAGTTGTGCTTAACCATACCTTAATACCAACTAAATCATCACGCACATCCGTGGTACGAATTGCATCATATCTAGTGCTATAAAGTAAGTGTAGGCGTCTTATACCTGGAAATAAACTTACTGACATAGTTATCCTTTTATGTAATAGTTGTTACAACTATTGTACCAAGCGCGCTTTCTGAGCTATATTCGCCGCTTCTGCTTATAGTTCTGCAAGCTACCCTATACGTAATTCCTGCTTGAGAAATTCTTGGGGGCGGCAGCTCCAATAAGTTAAATCTGGCTTCACTTGGGCTCTCTACAATTTTTATATTATTAGTGGTATTTGGAACTATATCCCAGAAATCTTCCACTCCCGTATCTTTATATAACCTATACTCGTAGGCTCTAAAGTCTGCATTTTTAGTGATAGTTTGTGGTACTTTTGCAACAATATAGTTTGTATCTAGATCTAATTCGACCGTAGGCACTGTTGGACTTAGTCCAGCCGTTCCAGCAACAAATACAAGCATAGGACTCCAGTTACCAAATACACTGCCGGTTCTGTTGGTGTATCTGCCGCGAACTTTATAAGTTTTTCCAGTTATTAGAGCTGTAAAAGTTATATTACCTTGCTGTTTCTCTACAGTATACAAGTTTGTTGGCGCATTGCTATTAAACTGCTGATCTCCTGGAATCATCTCGAACTGAACTAACTCTGCATTTCTACTATCATTCGCCGTGTTAGTGAAGGTTAGCAATGCAGCTGTTTGATAAGTTCCTACAGAAATTTGTTCACTAGTTTCACGAGTGCTTACTACACTAACAATTGTAGGATATCCAACAATTGTTGTATCTACAATACCCATAGATGGTAATGTAATATTAGGATTATATACAAGTAAATCATTTGCTAAATTTGCTGTATATATTTGTGGACTGTAATCGGTTAATGTTATGCGTGCAGAAGTATTTGTAGTTGGTTCAATGGACAAAACAATTAATTCTTGCGTTTCTTTATTTATCTCGCCCAACATAAACAAGTTATCTACTTGTAGTTCCGCACTAGTAATACTTTCTTGTACAGTAATTGTATCAAAGTAACCAGTATTAGTTACAGCTGCTAGTGTTTTATATACGCTGCCACTACCAGGACTTGTAGTAATATTATTATTTCGTACAAGTATTCTGTAAGTTTTTCCAGCTTGTAGAGGTACTCTTTCAGTTAACTGAATAGTTTTAGTTGTATAATTTACGCTTTTAATCCTGCCACTGGCAGTTCCCCACGATGGAACATCGTGACTAACTCTTACCAAGTCTCCACGATTACAAACTAAATACTCAAAGTCAGTATTTATTGTATAAGTTTCAGGGCGAAGCTTTAGTTGTGCTAGGTGCCAGCGTGCAAGATGTAAAGCCTGAGTAGCGTTAGTTACACCAGGTAGTTGTAGTTCTTCAAAAATTTCTGCTGCCTGTTTACCAGACTCTGTACCGTATTGGCTATATCCATAGTTGTATGCATATAACTCTTTTGGCTGATATGCATTTTCTTCGTCTTGTATGGTTACTCTGAAAGCGTGCGGAATTCTTGGCAAATTCTTAGTAGCCTCAAATCCCCAGCTATTGTGTGGAGTAAAATGCTGTACAACGTGAGTTCTTGGTTTATCAATAATCACGCTCCATTTGCCGTCTATATAAATTGGGCTGGCCTTTCCGGCTGCACATATATCGCGCAAAGTATCCATTATACTTTGCGTGCTAGTAATAACGGCATTATAGGTTAATTTAGGATTATTGGCTGTTGGTGTATTTGGATTGCAAAACTCGTGCCATTCTTGTATTTTTGCTAAATCTATATTTGCCTGCACGTCTTGGGCAAAGGTTGCAGTGCCCCACGTAGCTACTCTGTATACGTTAGCAGGATGTGTTAGTATGTATAAGAATAAACTTGCAGGATTATTAGTTTGTCCATATACCCAGTCTTGTGACGTTTTATTCCAGTCTAAGAACATTGTAGTTACAAGCGCATTTACGCCGTCTACCTGGCCATTAGCTTTACTTGTACTCTGCACTTTAATAGCTGTTCTGGCTAAATTACCTCTAGGCAACTTCTTCAGCGGAGGTTCGAAACTATTAAAACTAGTTGCAGAAGTTAGTGTAACTCTATTGTAAGTTCTGTACTCACTGTCTTCCGCTTCGTCTGGTTGAACGTCTACTCTGCGAACACGTAGCTTATACCTTGCTAAGTCTAGACCGCGTACTCTGTAAACCCAGTTAAAAGGATCTTTACGCTTTACAAATAATCTATTACCTAATGTAACAATAGTTTGTGGGCCTAGTGCAACGTTTTCGCTTTCGCTGTAAGTTATTTCTAAGGCTACTCCTTTGTTACCACCAGTATCTGTTGCCTTAATATTAAGCGGATAGCTGCCCGCTTCAAAATATTCATAAGTTGTTGTTGTGCTACCCCAACTATCTTTTGGCAAATTGAGTACTGTTGTAGTGCCTAATTTAATAGTGGCAGTATCGTCTACACTTGCTGTAAATGTATATATGCCTGACTTTGGTAAGTTTACTGTTACAGTAGTGTCCATTGTAGTACCAGTACCAACCCAAACATAATTATCTTTTAGGAATTGGTCCCAGCGACTATAATCACCTGGCTTAGTAGACCCAGCTACTGTTGCTAAACTAGTTTTAAATATACTGGTATTGCTTAGCCCTGATGTAGTTGGAGCATTTTGATACAGTAATCCGCCACTTACTTGTACAGTAACAATGCCGGCAAATATTTGACCACCCTCATAGTCGGGTAATCCTTTATTTTCAAAAGTAAAGTTTAGTCCAGTATAACCACCAGCCAATCCACTTAAGTGGTTAATAATTCTGTCTGGTTGATTTACAAATCCCACTCCGCTTTGTAAACAAATAGTGTAAAGCTTTGTATATCCTGGAGGGATTTGTGGTATTCTTGTTGCAGTATTATCGATACCAAGTAAGCTTCCTAGTCCTGTGCTTTGATAATAGTCTCTCAAAGACTGACTTGGCTCACTATTTAAATTATCAGTAACCGCTCCCGAAAATTCTGTTATTACGCTGCCAGGGCCTATGCAAATAACATGCCATCTATACAGCGAGCCAAAACTAACGAATTCATCGCCCACTGCACTTGGCGCAGTCAAGTCGCGTATAAAAGCTACCGCGTTAGTATTAGGTGTTGTGCCTGTACCCCCAGGGTTCCACGGAGCAGTTTGTTGAAACGGATCACTGACCTTTGCTACTTGTATCTCAAAAGTAGCGGTTGCCTCGCTTATAGTGCCTGCGTCATTTCCTTTTGCCTTAATTCTTCGTAAGCCTTCTGGAAAATTAAAAGCAATATCTACACCCGTACCCTGCTGCTCAAATGTAATCTCACGCCAAGGATTGCCGTCTGTGGTATTGTTTACCAGCTCACCTTGTTGCGAGAATATTTGCTCTACATCTGTTGGATACAAGTTATTAAAAGGTACAGCATGCTGAGCTGTTTCCGTTAAACTTCCAGGCAATGTTACTACTTGCTTGTCTGCATCCTCACCTAGATCAGCAAAATAATACGCCTTTAAGTCGTTTGCACCAACACAGATATTTTGTACATCCAGTGGACCAAATCCCCAAATAATAAGTAAGTTTAGGGTGTTAGTGTTAGTTTGTGTTTCGATATACGGAGTTGCACCCAGTATGCCACTAAATCTTACACGACCTAGTACAACTGGAATAGCTCCCAGACGGTTTGCCTGGTTTGACGAGCCGTTAAATAAGCCCATTTGATTTGGCTGGCCAGGATCTTTGCCCATATCCGGCATGCGTACAGGCGCGATAGCGTTTACCAAGGCAAAACCTGCAGTTGAGATTATGGCTGTACCTAGTGCTGCAGCTACTTTTGCGCTGGCTATCTCACCAAATAGTGTTGCACCTAATTTAGCACCATAAACGTTTGCTACAACCATTACAGCAATAAATAGAACCATACGCAAGGCATTGCGTCCTTGTGCAACAGTTCTGTAGCTTACTTGTTGTCCTTCCCGCAGCACAGTGGTATCCCACTGATCTTTAGGCACAGGTACGCCGTCTACCATAATAACAATACGGCTGCTTAAGTACTTGCCTATGCTGTATTTTTCAGTTAAAAACTTAACTAAGTTTGCAATAGTGGTTCCGGATACAGTCCACTCTGTAACATTACTTATGCGTAGTGGATGTGGTGCACCAGTTAGCTGAACGCTACTGGCACTGTATCTAAAGTATCCTTGGAAACGCTTTTTCCAAGCAATACTGCTTAGAGATTCTACAACAGTATCTTTACCATCACGGCTATGTATAAATCTATTACCACCACAATACACACCAATGTGTGCAGGCTCGCCGTAAATGTTAAATAAACACAAGTCGCCAACAACAGGCTTTTCCACTTGATGCCAACTATCCTTGTGATAGTTTATTAGCTTGGTAACTTGCTCGTCCCAACTACCAGTATACAAGTCGCTGTAGTCTGGTAACTCAATGCCTAGCTCGTGTTTGTAAATTAATCGGGCAAGACCCCAACAGTCTACACCTGACTGTGTTCTACCATTTTCCTGGTATGGTAAACCAATGTACTTATCAAAATTCATTAGAATAGTCCTGGAAAATAGTTTGGTGTAAAATTATAGCACGGAAACGGTTCACGGCTATAATCAATCATGTCTAAGTTTAGTGTAATACTTTGTGCATTATAGTTTGCACTAACAATATAAAATCCTGAGAATACGGCTTCAATAGTATCAGGACTACTGGCCAGCACTAACTCCAGTGTTATTCTAGTAGGATTTAATAAGTTTTCGCGAATAAGTTTAATGGCATCAGGCGTAACAAAGTTGAATACTACACTGCAGCGGCCAACCCCTGCGTCTTCTTCGCTTGGTAGCGTAATCTCCATGGGCAAGAATAGGTAGTTTTGCCCGCGACTTACTACACCATAGATAACTTCGTCGTCTGTGGTTAAACCAGTTATCCGCTGAGTAAAGCTATCCGCCAGCCTAACTGGTACAGTTGGCTGGGCTGGATCTTGTATAGTTAACAATGTTATTAATTGCTCGTCTGTTTCTGACGAGAACATAGCTTTAATAGCTTGCGGACTTAAACTGGATAATCTACTCATGGTAATATTTCAAAATTTAAACTTGTTTGCCAGTAGCCTGGAGCTAGGTATTGTAAGCGGTAAAATTCACCGTCTTGCTGCGGGATTATACGAGCCTCCACCACTGTACCTAGCAGCCTAGGATGTGGGAAGTTAAATCGCTTGGTACCCAGCAGCGTATCTTGCACAAATGTCTGCAGTGTCTCCGTTTGTGCAGTAGTCATAATAAAACTAAGCTGCATTGTCGTAGGACGCTTGCTGCGAACACGCTGCTTTGCAGGACCTGCGTCAGTTTGGGATCTTATAATATTGATCCCAACTGACTCAGTAAATCCTTTTTGTGGTACTTGTGGAAAGTTATTGGCTGTTGGCCAGCTTA